ACAAAGCCCAAAGAACTGTAGCTGAAGTAAGACGAATGAGAGGCTACTAAGCTCAAGCGAAAAAAAAGGTCGCAAAGAAGACATTGATTGTCTAATTTGCGACCTTAATTTTTCTACGACTTACTATCTGTTACTATCTCAGGTGTTTCTTCTTTCTTATCTTCTGTTTCAAAAGGGCCATTCTTAGCTTGAATTAAAAAACTAACTAAGTTACTAAGCTCTGTTTCCCCTAATGGGACATCTGATATCTCATAGATAGTTGTATTAACAATTGGCGAGCTAACGTCAGTTGTTTGTATAGTTACTTTTGCCATTACTTCCATATTATTTCACCTCTAAAATTTTAGTTATAGTGTTCTCTGTAAACCATCTAAAATTATTCTTAGAGGCCCACTCACCATGTGTACATTTGGTTCCATCTTTTCTAACCTTAGCTCTAGGCATAGGTGTTTTATAGTTATAAAAAAGAAAAACCAACTCTGTCCCAAACGGTAAAGCATCTCTTATAAACAAATACTTACGAGCTTCAGCAGAGTCCATAAACCTACCCTTAGCTTCAATTAAAACATCACCTATTTTAAAATCAGGATGATAGTGATGATCAACAGTGTAGGGTATCTTATCGGGATGAAACTCACAAGGTGACATTATGCCATCTCTTAAGTCTCCTTCCCACTTAGAGTCTGCGTTTCTTACTTTACTTTTCCAGCGATTGTTAGGTTTATATCCCATAATTTAGTCCTCGTCTATCCCTAAATGGATAGAAACCATACTTATTATAGAAGAATAACACCACTCGCAGAAGGTAACTGGTGATATACCAAAGTAACCTTGGACTCCACCACATGATGGGTCATAGTCACTTCCGCATATTGAGCATTCATCTTTAGGTTCTAAAGCGTTTTCCTCCGAGTCTGACATAGTTCTCCTATTTGTTTTTATTTCTTAGCTTTCTATAAAGTTCGGCAGTCCTATCTGTTGGGATAAGACCACCGGTTTTTTTGGGTTTAGATTTTTTATCAACCACCTACCCATCCAAAGAATAATGCCAATACGACAATTCCTAGGAAGATAGTTAATGATTTATTTTCTAAAACCTTCTTTGCTAACTCTGTTACTTGTTCCATGTTGCTCCTTTATTTAGACAATTCATTCGTTATGTCTTTATCTAACAACTTCCAAATAATACCAGCGGCAATTATACCTGCCAAACCAGCGTTACCTAAAGTCCATACTATAGTAAGTATAGAGTTTATAACATCACCTGTTAAAAATGCTACCTTATCTCCAAAGATAACTTGTAGTACAATTGATAAACTAATCAACTTAATACCTACATCTATCGCACCGTCCGCACCGTTCTTTATTTTTTCCAACATATTTTTTCCCTTTAAAGTTAAACATCACTATGCTTTTTTGCATAGTACATAAGCCCTTCTATCTTATCGGGGCTTTCCATGAGAAGTCCAAGTGCGGCATTACAATGATGACACAATAGACCCCTGACCTTGCCGGTTTTATGACAATGATCCACGTACAACTTGTGGTCATCGTCTAGACCATACTGGCAATTCTCATTGGCACAGGTACCTCCTTGCTTCTTAATAATCTCTTCTTTATCTTCAATAGAAAGGTCATACCGCCATATATCCATATATCCGGGATTAGCTTCTTTAAAAGCTTTGTTTGACTTTTTCCTACAAGACTTACAATATTTAGAAGGACTATCTAATTGACTCTTGCTGAAAAAAGAGGAGTCCTTAGACTCCCCACATTTTCCACAAATAAAACAATCAGTCACTTACTTCAAATCCAGAACATAGGACAGAGTCTGCTGGTCTACAGACAAGTCTGTCGTTTTCCTGAATCTCTTGTTGTTTTTCTACTTTTTTCATAAACGGACTACAGCCCGCTAAAAGTATTATTGAAACACAAATTACTAATAATCTCATTCCATCTCCTTGTCTTCTTCAACTAAATCTACCATCTCACATATACTTCCAGTGCAGGCTAATGTCTTAGTCCCTACTGTCATATCTGTTAACTCATACTTACTGATTAAGTCCCAGTCTACAGCCTTAGGCATTTTCTTAGCCAAAGCTGTGTACTCTTTCTTAGTACAATCTTCGTATGGTGCTTGTTGATATGAATGGTCAGAGTGCGGTAAGAAACTAACACCTGATACTTCATCAAAGTGTTCGTATACCCAAGCTCCTACTTGCATCCATTCATGCTCTCTTACACTGATAGTTACACTAGGTTTATGCTCACAATAGTATCTTTGATAAGTAAGCCATAACTCTAATTGCTCAATAGCGTTTCTGTCATTTCTAAGTATAGCTCCTTCAGGGGCCTTAGTTGGAAATGTAAACACTTTAACACTGTTAGGTTTCATAACATCAACTTCACAAGGAATACCTTGGTCTTCCATAAGCTGTGCTATTGGGTCTTTAGAGTCTGCTCTGACTCTTCGCAAGTAGTAGTCGTTGTGTCTAGTATGTATACCGCTAGCACTATCAACTAACTGACTTACTGTCCCACTAGGTTTAATAGCAGTAGTTGCAGTAGATGGATTAATACCCATTAACTCTGCCCACCACTTATTTACCGATACAGTTTCTTTACGAAGATCCTTAAGAAAGTCAGGTAAGTTCTTTTTACCGTAGTAACCTCTGTCTCCTTTACTGCCGTTCATGAATGCATTATCCATAATACCAGTAAGAGATACACCTAATAGTGCTTCCTCTTCTGTGTTGTGTAACCACTTAGGTCTTAAGCGTTTAAAGTTAGTTAGTGACGATTGGAATGTTCCAAGTATAGTAGCTAACCTTACTTTACGCATTATATCTTTTTGCGTATCTTCTGACCTAATAACAACTTCAGTTAAATTACAAAATTGCCCGTCTCTTAATAGTATTTCACTACAAGGGTTACAGCCAAAGTCGTGGTTAGTATCACGTCTACCATTCTTAGCTACTTGTTTAATTGCGGCTTCTCTATTAAAGATACCACGCTCACCAGACTTAGACTCATACAATGATGTCCACTCCTTCATAAAGATTCCAATGTCAGGCTTCTCTGTATAGCATACGCTATTGTTACTTAGAGCCATCTCTGGTGTAGTTGACCACCATTGACCAGATTTAGCATTACGCATTCTCTCGTCAGTTAAGTTAGATAATGACATTAGGGCTGACCTACGTACACCACCTACAACTACAACTTCTGCAATCTTACACATCATACGATGACATTCGTAACTAGTAAGCTTACGACCACCTGCTTCTTTAAAGATGTTAGTTGAAAAGTGAAACAAATCTATTAGAGGTTCAGGGCCACTGGCTCTTCCTCCAAAAGTTTTAAGTCTTGCACCTTTAGATCTAACATTAGAGAAGTCCCACTTAGGCATCTCACCGTCATACAAGTATGTAATTAGCTTACGGAACGCAGATTGCCAACCTTCTTTAGAATCCTGGACTACGATAACATCCTCTACATCTACTTGTACCTCTGGAACTTCAGGCAGTTTATTGATGAATTGGCGTTCAACACTAAAGCCTACACCAGTGCCATGCATTAGAATAAACAAACATTCATCAAACGCTTTTGGATGGTCTACACTTAAGTATGCACAGTTGTATCCTGCTATGTGGTTCTTAGCTAAAGCAGGTCCTGCTGTCATTAAGGCTCTCATACTAGGCATAACTTCTAAATTAAGTACTGCCTTTTCTAATATCTTTCTAGTTTCAGGTACTAACTCTTGATTAGTATTCTCTTTTAAATGTACTTCCATAAAATCAAAGTAACGAGCGACAGTTTCCTCCCACGTCTCCCTTCTGTTTTTTTCAGGTAACCATCTGGCATACCTACTAAGGGCTATAAAATTTTGATAATCTGTTGCTAGTTTTTTCATTGAAATTTCCTCTGTTATATTTTATTGTTATTTTTTTGAATCGTTATCTATCTCAGGCAATAACCCTAGATGTTTTAGCTTATCAAAATACCTTTTATGAACATCCGAGTACATTCGAAACCCTTCGTAATACTCGGTGTCTTCTTCTAGTAGACTATGAAACTTTGTTAAAGCTTCTGCTAACTGCATGACATCATTACCTTTTTTTTGCTCTTCAGCTAAACTTTCTTTTATACAACTTCTTAAAAGCCTGTTCTCAGTGTTTAACAACTGATAGTTAATGGATGTCATACCAAGTCTCCCCTATTTTTGAATTACCATTCATTGTGCAATCAAAACCAAGTCTCTTTCCTGCAATTGTTGCAGACTCTTCTAGTATCCTAGCGAGTTTATCTGCATCATTTCTATTACATTCAAAGTTTTGTTCGTCATGCATAATAGCCAGTAACTTACAACTTATGTTGTTCTTCTTAATTAAACCATCAGATACAATAGCCCACTCTTTTGCTAAGATCGCTTCATTACCCTGTAATAGGTAATTAAGTAACTTATGCTCAGAGTCAACTTGAATCTTTCTGCCGTCTTGGGCAGTTATAAACTTCTTACCTGACTTGTTAAACTCTCTTATTAACCTAGTTTGAAGTTCCTTTAAGAGAGGGAATGTTCTTAAAAACTTAGTCTTAAGTACAGTACCTTCCTTAGCTTTACCTCCAACAATAGTTCCGAGTTTAGCAACACTAGCACCAAATAAGAATCCATAGATAAATGTCTTAGCCTGACTTCTATCTTTTAGTCCTGCGGCTCTTTGGTTAACGGTATGTACATCTGTACCATCTTCCTCTTTGCCAGTAATAACCGTTTTGACATAACTAGGGTCACCCATAGCCGCGGCTAATAGTCTTAACTGGGCTGATGCCAAGTCACAACCTACTAACACTTTATCTTCAGGTGCTATAAAAAGACTTCTCATCTCTTTACCAAATACAGCTTTAGCTCCCGGCACGTTTACTAAGTTTCTGTGAGACATCCTACCAGTAGCGGTACCTAAAGTAAAAGGTACACACTCTAGTCTACCATCATCTCTACAAACACCAAGCCAACCTCTATCTTTGTTCTTTTGGTTCTGTAGTGTGTTTCTTCTGTGCTGATAGACAGCATGTAGTGCTATCTCTTGACCAAGATCACCCTTGATAGAGCCATAGGAGTCCTCTGTTAATTTAGCAGAGGTCTTTACTAAGCTACCATCTTCAGTTCTTTTGGTGTTCCACTCTGTTGGTTTCCAACCGTTCTTAAACAACATCTTCTTAACTTCTGCTGTTTGAGTCAATTTTGCAGGAGTAATCTCTACTCTGCAATAAGGACCATTTATGTTTAAACCGTCTTTCTTGTTGATAAGGTCTATACAAGGATAACCCTCAAACCAATCTTGTATATGCTTATGAAGATTCCCAGACTTAGTCCACCTAGGGATAATTGGTTTTCTTAATTGCTTACCGCCAACCATTCCCTTCTCGTAGTTAATACCCTTAGTCTTCATAATCGTATTGCACTCAGAGTTACTGACCCAAAAATCAGGACATTTAACAATAGGTGGCATACTTGGTTCAATCTTATCTCTAAGCTTGTCAATCTCTTTAGTCAAGAACTGTAAGTGTTTCTCAGCAAGATCTCTATCAACTAGCCATCCATTCTTGACCTGCCTAGCACTAATCTTTGCTATCCTAAACTCACGATTAAGAACTTCTTTTGGAATACCAGAGTCCTTAAACTCTTTTAAAAGAGCATGGAAGACCCTGACATTGATTAAGACATCTTGCTCACATCTGTTTAGCATTGCAGGTTCAAACCTTAACCATTGACTTTGAGCAGGCTTAAGAACACCAAAGTGTTCACCCCACATCTCTAAACCATGCCTACCTTTGTACCTACCTAAACGTCTATTAAAGTTTAACAACTGGCTCATAAGAAAAGTATCTATAAGCCTAGCCTCTGTTTTAAAGTTAAATATCTTATCTAAAAGAGGCATGTCGTACATAATAATATTGTGACCTATTAACTCGTCAGCCTCTGACAAGTATTTTAGCCCTTCAGCTAAAGAAGGACTATCATCATCATTGTCTGAGAAAGTTATTGAAGTCTTTTTAATTATATCGTAGGTAGAAATACACCAAACATTGGTAGCGTCATTGACAAAACCGTTTGATTCTACATCAAAAACTAACTTTTTCATTTCCACTCCTCTAATTAAACTCCGAAGGGGTGCTGTGTAAACGACCTGTCAAATTATCATATCTAGCACATCCTGCAGGGCCTGTATGCCCTGTAAATCTGTTCTTTAGTATAGATATGTTAACTCTCTGTCTTACACCCTCGTCATCAGAGTATTTGTTCCTAGAAAAACCAATGATTTGAAAGGCTATCTGCTTCAAGCTTCCAGACCCTTTTAAAGAATCTTCTGTTATTGATGCACCTTCCTCAAAAGTTTTACTCCCACCACTTGTCTTCCTAAGGTGAGATACTACTCCAATCCAAACATCATGCTTCTTGCATAACTTCAATAGATCCGACATAGCTTTATCCATAGCCTCATTAGCATTACCCTCAACCTCACTAACTGCTAAAGTTATATGGTCTAAGAATATAAACTTACAACCAGATGCCGCCATGAACTCTATCTTATCCATAAGAGAAGAGTCAGTGACTGAGCCTTGATGGTCTAATAATAGAAGTCTTCCTGAACCTGCAACCTCTTGCCAAGCTTTGGAACCTTCCTCTCCTGACCTGTCAAATACAACATCGGGTAAGTTGATTCTTTTATTAAGATGGACACCTATTACACCGTCTAGTGTTTCTCTTACAGACTCCTCAAGAGATACAACACCAACTTGGTAATCTGTAGTAACTATTAAATGATAAATATCTTCTTTAACAAAAGTAGATTTACCAGAGCCAGTTCCTGCTGTAAAAATAGTTAGCTCACCAGTTCTTCTACCATATGTCATATCATTTACATTACCAAAGCAATCAGGGTAAGGTACAGAATCTTCTCTTCTGTCCTCATTAAATAATTCCCAAGTATCTGCAGAATTAATAATACCTGCAGGAGAGTACTTCTCTGCATTCCAAATTGCTTTCTCTAACTCATAGGTCTTACCTGAAACTAGATAGTCAGAAGCATCTTTACCAAACCTTCCTAAGGCACCAATCTTAGCTTTACCTGTTCTTACAAGTCTTGCACAAGATTTTGCTCCATCTTGACCAGCTTCGTCATGGTCGAATAGAAACACAACTTCGTCAAAAGAATTAAGATAAGATAAATTAGCGGCTACTTGTTTGTAAGCACCTTGAGCGCCATTGATAATTGATACAACTGCCCACTCTTGCTCTTTATCTTTCCAAACCTGCTGAACAGACATTGCATCTAAAGCACCTTCTGTAACAACAATCCTTTTACAAGACCCCGGAGCAAACTTAGACTGTCCAAAGAACTCGTCTTTGTTCTTAACAGATCCTATGGCAAGAAACTTTTTAGTATCTAAATCTCTTCTCTCATAACCAACTATCTTACCTTTGTTAGTTATAGGGTAATAGTGATACTTAATAGTACTACCATCTTCTTCCGAGTATCCAACCTTTACATCATAAAGCTCGGCTATCTCTTTCTTAATCTTACGCTCTCTGAAACCTCTAATGTCAAAAGTGTTTATCTCATTGATACTCTCTGTAGAACTTTGAAACTCTTTAGGTGCTAACTTGATAGTTTCACCCTTCTCTTCATACACTCCTGTATTTTCACAACCAAAACAGAAATAAGTCATCTTATCACCGTTGTCATAAACAGCCTTGTTATCTCTTGAGCCACAGGCTTCACAAGATTCATGTCTAACAAAGACACCCTCTTGTTTTATTTCTTTATTTTTCATTTTTCCTCCATAGAAAAATAAAGGCCAATTAAGACCTTTAGTTGTGTAAATAGTAACTATCGATACCCCTCAATGAAGAGTATCTGTAGGTACTACTTTGTATTAGTAGTCGCTGTCGTCTGTAAAGTCTAAATCAACTTCTTCCTTTTTAGGCTTTGCAAACTCCGAACCAGAATCCAAACTGCCAAACTCTGAACCTGCAGGGTCTGACTTTTCGTAAGGTATCAAGTTGGTTACAAGAACATTCTTTAAACTCATAGAACTGCCCTTCTGACCTTTGTAGTCCCAGTCGTAAGTATCAAAAGAAATAGTTCCAGTAGAACCATTACCAATGATAACTCCACCCAAGGGCTTGATGTTACCTTCTTCTGTCTTCGTAAAAACACCGGGAGGTGATAAATCTTTACCTGCCGAGGTCTTAGCGTTTTGTTTAAAAGTTACTTTGTATTGACCAGTTTCATTTCCCTCTGCATCCTCTACAGGTCGCAAAGATCTGATAAAACCGTTCTTCTTAAACTTCTGTGCTGTTGTCTTATCTACATAAGCTGTAACAGACCATTGAAGTTTCTCAAAGTTCTCTTGTGGATTGTTGGGGTCTAAAAAACACCAGTTTAATTCCACGTTTTCAACTAAATTAGCCATTCGTTTCCTCCTTCTCTAGCTCATCTATGAATAAAGGTAGTTCCCACATTTGTCCGACACTTCGTCTCATCCAAAGCAGTCTACCCATCTCTAACATTACAACATCAGCATCGTAGCTATAGGAATTCCTATACTCTTCTCTGATAGCAACCCAAGCATCTTGAATATCCTCATTATCCTTCAAAAGCTTCTTTGCCTTTACAGGGCCAATCTTAGGAACACCCTGTATATTGTCAACTTGGTCACCTGCTAACATTTGGTATTGAAAGTTCCTAATACCATCATAGTCAGTGACATAGCTTAACTCTTCTCTCTTAAAATCATACTTTGCACCGGGAACAATCCACAGGTCTTTATCTATTGTACAAATTATTGTATTTTCTTTATTATTAGTCTGAGCAATAGCCAATGTATCATCAGCTTCCTCATTCTCAGATATTTGAGCACCTAGTTCGGAAGTCAAGTAGTCCCTAACCTTCTGGTAATAGAACGGCTTGTCGCCAGTCCTGTTGCCTTTATAAGGTTTTGTCACTGCAATCTCTTTCCTGAAATTAGTATGCCCTGATAAATGTAACTCGTAACTATCTGCTTTAGACTTCTTCACAACACTTTCTATAAAGTCATTTATAAAATCAACACATTCAGCCCAAGATTGAAGAACCGTCTTCCCTGTCATAACTTTATATGGGAATTCTTCTTTCGTAGGATCAGTAACTTGTGTGGACCAGAGTTGTTTTATATCGTCTAAATTGTCTAGAGCATGTCTCTTACTGTCACACTCTTTTAAGATAGAACCGTCTTTGTCTATTACATTATAGTAATTAGTTTGACAATGATTAGCCGCCCAATATACAATTATGTCTGCATCTATTAAGGCTATCATTCATCCTCCTTGTACATCTTACCTATATTTTTCAATCTACCATGTATAACCCTGTTAATATAAAATACAGCCTTTTCCAAATCTTGGATAGGGTCGTTCTTTTTATTAAATCTTACAATATACTTTAAAGCACTTCCTATTGCAAAAGCCTCTAGACCATCAAGGTCTGTTGTGGCATCTTCAATAATTTCCAGCGCCTCTATCTTTCCTGAAGTATAGTGCTTTGGGTTGTTTACTTCGTCATTCTTCATTGTCCTCTTCCTCCGTTGTTAAATCAGGGTCAAACGCATCGGCATCCTCGTTAAAATACCAAGAGTCATCTGCCCCTTCATCGTCTGATTCACCTATAAAATGAATCAGCTTATCAATTGCTTCAGGGTCGCCCGGAGACAACCCATAAGTTTCGCATAGCTCTGTAAATTCACTTGCCATTTTTATCTCCTTTAGCGAACTGTTCTCTATAAGATGTCATAAAACTAAGAGATAATATACTTGGAAGCTAAAACCTCTTCCATTTGTAAATCACCATAGTCCATGAGAACCTCATCTTCAAGCCCTAGTAACCGTAATGTATTTCCCAGTTGGTCTTCTTCAAATATCTCTTTAAACACTTGCCCAAAGACATCTAGAAGTAAGTCCATGTTTTCTGCGTTAACTGAAAACTGGTCATGTATCATCATGAAGTCACTAAGACCCAACTCTGCTAACCTTGCAATAACTAAGGCTAGTAGTGCGGCATCTT